TAGCTAAAGAAGAAGCTCTGTTTACAAACATCATGTTTTCTTCAATAGCACCTTGCTTGTCAAACTCTGCTAGCATAGCATCAAACTCAGCTAAATCAGTAGCAGCATTAACACCTGAAATACCAGAAGAAACATTACCTCTAGCTTCAATAGCAGCAAATAAACCTTCAGTACCTGAATTGTTTTCAGTAGCTACAGATCCAGGCAGTATATGAGAACCGTCAATTAATGAACTTGACGCTGTTACTTTTTCAGCTTCAAGCATAGACATTTCTAAGTAATCTGTAAATCTTGCTCTAGTATCAGACTCAGCTTTTAAGTACCATAAGTAACCTGAAGCACCTTGCTCAGAAGTAATTTCAATCCAACCAATACGAGATGCATCTGATCCAGATACTTCGTAGTAATCTTTCATTATAATTGGTTTGTTTGAAAAAGTCTTGAAAGATGGCTCGTTAGCACCTCTAGAATCTTGCTCAGCAGTAGAAGTACCACCAACCATATATTTAGTACCTTTACCATATTCAGATCCATATACTAAAATAGTACAAGAATCATTATCGTTAGAATCTGCTATGTTTGCAGATCCGTAAGGAAGCACATCAATAGTAGCTGTACTTGCCGCAGCTGTAACAACTAAACATTTGTGAACACCAGCAGCGTTAGCTATAATAACAGTATCATTAACACGAATACCGTGATCTGTTCCTTTAACTAAACCATCAATATCTTTTTGAATAGTTACTTTAGTGGTAGCACCAGTACCAGCATCAGCACCAGCAGGTCCTGATCCACCAGTACCATCGTTAGTAGCGATCTTACCAGTGTAAGATAAATGTAATCTACCTTGCTCTGACCAAATAACTTGATCAGCAGTCATTGCCTCTTCAGCACCTACTTGAGATAAGAAACCTGAAATAGTTCTGTTACCGAACACTTCAGCTTCTTTTTCCATCAAGTCTGGCACGTATTGTTGACCCCACCCGCCTGAGCCGGATAAGTCTAAGTAATTCGAAGCCGTCGCCTGTTGTACAGCCGATGGCACCGTATTAGTTGCACCTGTAATTGCCATAATTTTAAATTTTTAAATTAGCGTTTATTTTTAATTTTGAATTTTAATGAACTAGAATCTTCACCAAGCACTCTTACTTTTATTCCTCCAGCGTTAACTTCTCCGTGAGACGACCTCGCCCCTGTATTAACGTTTTTAGCTTGGGCAACGCTTTGCTTTATAGCATCAGCTTTACCTTGTTCGTAAAAGTGTTTAGCGATAGCATCTGGGTTCATCGCTGTAAATAGAGATTTATGATAACCTTTAGCATCTTTAATTGTGTTATCTTCACCAATAAACTTATTGACAAAATTGTTTAAATCGCTTTGTGTTGTTTTAACCTCATCGGTATTCTTAACATTGTAACGATACTTTTTGTCTCCAACATTGAAATCAAAACCTTTGAACTCGTTGTTAAAGACAGCATCTGTTCTCTGTCTGAATGCTTTTGTACTTCGCTCTGTAGCTTCTTTTTGAGCTTTAGAGTCTTTGTTATATCTATTAAAGAAGTCTACTGCTTTCTGTTGTTCTTCAGTGAGTTTACTGCCAGCTTTAATTTCTTCGTAGTAAGTACTTTTTTGATTTTCTAAATACTTGCGAGCTTGTGCAGCTTCTTCTTTTAGTGCTATCTTTTTTCTTTTAACATCTCTATCTTCTTCTACATCTTCATCATAACTAAACTTTTCTTCTAACAAAAAGCTTCGCTCATCTTGCGATAGGTGTGGTTTTGTTTGCTTATAATACTCATCAAGAACATCAGTTGTATCTAACTTGCTAATGTCAGTATTTAATCTAACATAGTCTTCTAAATCACCACCTGTGTCATCCATAAAGTCTATTAACTTCTGAATATTCTCTGGTAGAGGTTTACCTGTGGCTTCAGCTTCGGCTACTGCTTCTTCAACTATTTCTTCTACTTGATTAACTTGAGCTTGAACTTCTTGTTCAGTTACCTCTTCTAATACTGGTAGCTCTGCTTCCTGTACTTCTGCTTCCGGCTGTACTTCTTCTTGTTCTTCTGTGGCTCCGGGGTTTTCATCGCTTCCCACCACTCTTGCTGGGTCAGCTTCTGTTTCTTGAGTTTCATTTGGTTGTTGTACTTTATCTAGGTCTATTTTAATAACGCTATCATCTCCAGCGCTCTGGAATTTAGATTCATCAATAGTGTTTTCTACTGGTTGATCTACAGTGTCTTCAACTGCATCGTTAATTTCTTCTTGCATAATAAAATTATATAAAATATTAAAAAATAGTGGATTACATATCTAAACCTACTCCACCTGTTACTATATCATTACCTGATGATTCAAACTTTTTAATCGGTTTACCCTCTTTTACTGCTTGTTGATTTTCTACTTGCCTGTCTACGCGTTGATCTTTGCGATCTTCTCTCATAGATTCTTGCTGACTTTTAACAGATCTTTCGCCTGATTGCAGTCTAGAATTAAACTCAAACTCTAGCTTCATTAAATCTTTCTTTACCTGCGCTTCTTGCTGTAAGTATTCTGCTTTAAATCTACTTTTAGCTTCTTCTAATTGCATTTGAGTTTGACCTTTAGCTTGATCTTTTTGTATTTCAATTTGAGCTGCAGCTTGTTGAGCTTGTTGATTAGCTTGAGACTGTGCTTTTATGTTTTGTTGTTTTTCTTGCTGGTCTCTGTCTTTCTTCTTTTTCTTTTTAACTTTTAAAAGTTGATTAGCAAGTTTTATATTACGTACCTCTCTAATATCTATAGCGTCATCAAGATCTATTAAACCTTGACCAAGAGCTACTTGAATGTTATTTTCAAGCATTGCTTTTTCTTCTTCGTCAGGTGTTAGCTCTATGAATATACCAAAGTCATAAAGATGAAGTTCTTTCAACTCTTCAACTGTAGCCACATTGTGAGCACCTATAGCCTTTATGAAAGCTTCTTTAGTTGGTGAGTATTCTACAATATCAGATATTCTAAGTGATAAACACTCTGCGGCTTCAGCTGTTAAAAAAAGCATTGATTGTAATATATGTCTAGTGGCAGTATTGCTATTTGCTGCAGCTAGTTTTTGTACACCAACTAAGGCATTTTTATCTGGTAAACTACCATCTCTAGCTTCATTAAGCCCGGTTACATCGCGTATCATTTGTAAGTAGTAGTTGTAAGTAGTTATTAAAGTTTGAAGCTTATTACTACCGCTACCGTTTTGTATTTGTTGTATTGGTACTTTACCTGGATTAGGATTACCTTCTGAAGTAAATGATCTACCAATAACAGAACCAGTCTGAAAGAACATGTTTAAAGCCTCTTGTGGATTATAGTTCGTACCGTTACCTAAATCTATTTCAGCTAAACCATCAGCATCTAAGTATACACCGTCAGGAACCATGCGATTCATTACTTGCTGAATCTTTAAATGTGTTAATTGTATAGTATCTGCAAAACCAGTTATTCTACTAACAAGAGACTGTATTCTACCGTCGTACATCCTAGGTGCAACAATATTGTAATTCATTTTAATTTTACCAAAGTCAGACTTAGATCTCATCATATTTGAAGCCATCTCCCACTTTAGCAACTTGTCTGTACCTAAAACTAAAGCGCCTTCATACATTACTTCTACAACTCTGTCTAGTCTAGAAAAATCTCCATCCATATCTTCAGGAGGGTTAAACGTATCGTCTTTCTTTATAACCTTGTCAGCACCTGTGCCAGTCTTTTTAATTTTATAAACATCATTAGCATTTGTTTTAAAGTTAAAGTATAAAACCGTAACCTCATTACTTCTTTGCCTTACTGTTGATTCTACGTATGAAGGTGATTTTTTAAGTATCTCAGAAATCTGTGATTCAGTTAAGTTTGGAAACTCTTTGACTAGTTCATTTATAGGCATTGTTTTAACTTCACCTATATAATACACATCTTCAAAATACGGTGAGTTAGTGTAAGAATAAACTAAGTTAGCTGGATCTACATATTCTACCTTAGCTCCATCGCTATAATTAAAGTTAGTTTTAGTAGCACCTATACCTATAGTAACTAAATCATATAAACACCTTCGCTTAATTAAATCATAGTCACAACCTTCCATTAACGTGTTTACAGCTTGTTCTTGCGCAAGTTCAATTGCTTGCTTGTAATCAAGCTGCATATGTAGTTCTAACTCTTCTGTAGTCTCTGGTACTTTTTCTTTATCGTTCTCATATGCGTTAATACCAAACTCTTTCTGTACTAAATCATTATAGTCTTTAGATCTAATGTCTTTAAGCATAGACTCCATATACTTAGTTCTTTTACTTACGCCACTAGGATCTTGAGAAAAAGCGCTTATCTCGTAATTTCTCTGAGACATACCGTTAACTACAATGTCTACGAATTTAGGTATTATAGGCACAGGCTTCCAGTCTAAGTTTAAGTAGCTTAAGTCACCATTTATAGATAACTCGTTTTTATACTTTTCTATAGACTGCTCACCTCTAGCATAAAGTCTTAAGTTGTGAAAGTTATTTACAGAGTTACCATATCTACTACGTTGACTATAACCTTCTTGATAACGAGAAGTCTTACCGCCAAACCACTCTGACTGTATAGCTCTAGCAACCTTAAGACCATATTCTTGCGTCATTTTTTCTAAATCACTAACCGCTTGAGAAGGAAAGTAATCAGAGCCACTCGCGTACGCCATAATTTATTGTTTTATTATTTTAGATGATATTCCTTTATTACTATATTTAGATATACTAATACCTAATGGTTGTCTTTTAGTTTCTGGGTTTGGTCTATATAAATGTCTATTACAAGCCATCACAGCTAAGCCGCTACTAATAGAAGCATCGTGCTTAGTTCTTTTGTTTATATCAAACTTACTCCAGTCATTTAATGTTTCATTAAAATACATAGTACCATATGTACCATCTTGAAGCAAACCTATGTGATCATTAATATACATTTCAATAGCAGCAGCGTGAGCTTGCTTTATATCTTCACTAGAGTTTGGCATACCACCAACTTCTTTTTCTGTAACAGAAAGCTTGTTCCATATCTTGTCAGGCCTGTTCATACTAAACCCTCTGTAACCTCTACGTCTTAAATAGTATAGTAATCTAGGTTTATTGTTCTCTGCAAGTATTGGCATACCGTAAAATACTAAAGACATTAGCACATCTTCAAAAAATATCTCAGCGGTCTGTGGTCTAGCTATATATTCTAAAAAGAAAGTGTTAGCTGGAGCATCTTCCATACTAAACTTAGTTAGTCCGTGCAGCGCTCCTTTAGACCCTTTATTATCAACAGTGCCGCTAATGTCGTAACTATCGCACCCGAAAGCTCCAACGTGTTCATTGCCAGGATATTTAATTCCATTTTTTAATATTACGTTATTCTGCATGTTACCGTTAGGTACCCAACTAACTTTAAATCTACCATTAGGATCTGGATTAAAAACTACTTGCGTGTCTTTAACACCGTTAACCCATTGAAAGTTACCTACAGTTAATACAGATGAATTTCTATTTCCTTCATTGTAATCAACTTGCTCGTAGATTTTAACAAGATTAAATAAAGAGTTTTTCGTTTCATCTCTGAATGCGTGCTCTTCTGTTCTAGGAAACTGTCTGTAAAATTCATTAAGTGCATCTTGATCTTCTTTTAAACCTTCAACTTCGTTGTTCCAATAATCAACAACACCTATATCTATTAATTCACCATGCGGCCCTCGAACATCATTACTTGGTGTATCAAAAACCGGAAGTCCGAACTCATCAATAAAACCTTCATAGTTCCACTCCATTGGGATAAACAAAGAATATAAACCAGACTTTGTTTGGCCATTTCTATTTCTCTTCGAGACATTTGAGTCATTGTAAAGCTTTTTAAAATTATCGCCACCTTTGTCTAAAGAGTTTGATGTCGATCCCATCATACACTTACCTACTATTCTACCACCTAACCTTAAACAAGTTTTAGTTACTCGCCAGTTGTTTTGTATATTATCAGGCTTTTCCCACTTACCGCTTTCATCGTGTACTAGTAGCGCTAGCTTTTCACCATCATAGCTGTTATCGCCAGTATTCTTCCAGTCAATAGTAGTGTCTAGTCCTTGCATATCATCTTCAACCTCGTTCTCACGCATCTTACGACGCGTAAACTTTTTAGCTGGTATACGATAAGCAAGCTCAGACTTTGGACGATCCATACCGTCTTGTATAGGCTTAAAGAAAAACGGATAGTTAATACTTATAGGTACTATCTTATCCGTAAACATTTTCTTCGCGTCAGCTCCACTTTTAGACAACACCCCAAATCTACTATCACTTGCTAGAGTGGCTAAGTTAACGGTTTCAGCCGAACTCATAAACGAAAAACCAGATCGTCTGTTCTTTAAATAGCACATACCGTAGCAACGCTGGTCTGCCTTGCAGGCTTCCCAAAATATAAAAAACAACCTGTTTGCTTCTCTAAAGTCTGGAGCACCTACGTCTATTTTACTCCATTGTAAATACATATAATAACTACCAGGTAGGTAA